AGGATGTCGTCACCCCGGTAAAGGTCAATGAACTTGACCCGGTCCAGGCTGAGACCCTTATCCAGTCCGTGGCCTCCTTGGACGTAATCAAGAAGTGGTTGAAATTGGACTCCCGTGATGGTGTCCGGGCCCAACTCTTTGAACGCCAGGCAGAAATTCAGGCCGCCACCACTGCCCCGGCAAAGGACTAACCACCGATGAAACCCGCTGCCCTCTCTGTTGAACAATACTTGCATGCCTTTGCTCCTCAGTGTATCGCTGACGGGGGCTATGAGGTATTTATCAATATGGCGGAGCAGAGAACCAACCGCTGTTTCTATGGCGTAAAGGCCAATCAGGCCGTGGCTTTGCTTGCCGCCCATATTTGGTTCCTTTTAGGTTCCGGGAATGGTGGGGCCGGCAGTGGGAACGCTGAAGGCGGGGTCACGGGTTCTATTGTGTCCAAGCGTGAGGGGGACCTGGCTATTGGGTATGGCTCCGGGGCTGCCTCCGGGGCCCTCTCCCCTAGTGATGCTGAATTGGCCCTCACCCGTTGGGGGCTTATGCTCTTGAACCTCCGAAAAGGTTGCAAGCCCTTTATTGGTGTTTGCGGGGAGTGAGTATGGCCAAGACCGCATCCGTGACATTTGAGTCTAAAGACTTGGGCAAGTCCAAGATAAAAAAGGACCTCCGGGGCCTTAATTCCTATGCTGCCATGGTGGGTATACCCTCCACTGCCCCTAGACCAGTTGACAAAGAAACAAAAAAGCCACTGGCCGTTAATATGGCCTCGTTGGCCCTTATTCATGAGCGGGGATCTGCCGCCAATAATATACCCGCCCGGCCCTTTATGAAGCAGACCCGACAACGGGTGGAGGGACGTTTTTCAAGACTATTGCGGAGGCTTTACAAACAGGTTATCCACGGCAAGGTGAACCCGCAGAAGGGTCTGGCCCAATTGGGAGTGGCCTATGAGGGGGAAATGAAAAACACCTTTACCGTGGGCCAGTTTACGCCCAATAAGCCAGCGACTATCAAACGCAAAGGGAGCTCAAGGCCCCTTATTGATACGGGGCATATGCGTCAATCTATCACTAGTAAGGTGGTAAGAGTATGAGCACGCTGTTTCCTCGTACCCTTGTTGTCCGGCACCGCTCCGGGTCCCTCGTTAAGGGGGTATGGACTCCTGGCCCAGTTGAGGCTGGGACATTCATTGGTTCTGTTCAGCCCGTAAAGGGCAAGGACCTAGATTTGTTGCCGATTGGCCGCCGTGACACGGGGTCAATGAAAATATATTCTAATACGCCCCTTGCAGTTGCGGTTGAGGGCGGGTCTACTCCGGGCGATATTGTAGTATGGCAGGGCCGTCAGTGGGAGGTTGTTGCGGAACTCCCCTATCAAAATGACCTCATCCCTCATTATAAGTATTTGGCCACGGATATGGGGGAGGCCTGACGATGAACGCAACCCAACTATATGAATTTTTATACGATTGGGCCACTGGGGTTTTGCCCTCCGTTGAGGTCCGTCAATCCCACCCAGATTACCCTACACCGAAGCGGACCCCGTTTTTGGTATTGTCTTACTCCGGGAACTGGGTAAACAAGGGGGCTGCCCCATCCCGTATGATTTGGGACCGCCCAGACCTCCCGTCACCTAGAGTCTATCAGTGGCGGGGTCAATTGACCATTTATGAGGTTGAGGGTAACGGGGAATTGCTTCATCAATTGGTGGAGTCCCTAGACTCTATTGACGTCAAAAATTCTTTTGGTGAGGCCGGGTTGGCTGTCCTTCGTTCCATTGGCCCTCAGATGATGCCCGCTCTTCAGGATAACAATTGGAGGCATGAGGCTATCCTTATTTTGGAATTGTCCTGGGCCCGTGCTATTACTGGTAGTCTTGAGGTCATTGAGTCCGTGGAAATATCCGGGACTATACAAAATAGTAAAAGTGACCCCGATGGTGAAAAAAATCGTTATATTTTAATTGAGGGCGAAAAGTCCGAAGATGTTTCAACTACACCTTAAATGGGAGGCCAGCAATGGCATATAAAGACATAGTTCAAATCAACGTTACCCGGCAGACTACCTCTGTGGCCGTGGCTGCTTTTAATGTGGCTCTGGTTCTATCGCAGTTTGCTACCTCTAAAACTACCACGGCCTTTACCCGTGCACGTTCCTATGGGGACTTGAACGCCCTTGCGGATGACGGTTGGGCAGAAAGTGATGCCGTATATAAGATGGCTCAGGCTATCTTTGCGCAGAACCCCTGCGTGTCCCGGATTGTCGTGGGTCGCATTGACTCTGACGACTTGGACATGGCGGCCTCTATGGCTGCAATCCAGGCTGAAGACAATTCTTGGTATGGTGTAGTTATTGACCAGGCCCTAGCTAATCAACAACAGACACTGGCGGCTTGGGTGGAGGCTAACAAGCGGTTTGCCATTATGTGGACTAACAACACCGACACCTATGATGCCACCAAGGACACGGACTTGGCCTCTGTTCTCAATGCTGCGACCTATGACCGCACCGCCGTCATTTTCCATACCGCTCCGGCAGCGGGCGATGATTACCCTGATGCGGCCTGGATGGGTGAGGGGTTCCCCTATGACCCCGGTTCCTCCACCTGGGCTTACAAGACCCTCAAGGGGGTGACCAAGGATAACATCACCCCGACTAAAGAAACAGTGTTGGCATCCAAAAATTGCAACTATTATTCTGAAGTGGGTGGAGTGAATATCACCCAGGAAGGCAAGGTTGCAAGCGGTGAATGGATTGATATCATCATTGGGACTGACTGGCTTGAGGCCCGCCTCCGGGAGGCTGTTTTTGCGGCTTTCGTAAACAACCGCAAGGTGCCTTTTGAAGATGACGGTATCACTGTTGTCCAGGGCCTCGTCAAGGGAGTCCTCATGGAAGGAGCAAACGCAGGCATCCTACAAAAAGACTCCATCTCAGTCACCGTGCCTAAATACAAGGATGTCCCGCAGGCAGACAGGGTGGACCGCTTCTTGCCCGATGTTAAATTCACGGCTCTTTATCAGGGAGCCATCCACAGAACCAAAATCAGCGGCACCATTTCCGTATAAATTGAGGAGGGATCAAAATGCCCATTACAAGCCCACTCGTTAAAACTTATGACCCCAAGATGGTTGTGGTGGCCTTTGGCCCCCTCACCCTCAGCGGTTATGCTGACGGCACTTTTATCAATGCCACCCGTTCCGGGGAGGCCTTCACCAAACGTAAAGGCTCCGGGGGTGACGTTGAACGAACTAACAAAAACGCCTATGACTACACTGTGGAACTCACGCTGCTTCAGACAAGTTCCTCCAATACGGCCTTGTCTGCTATGTTGGCGGCTGACCAGTTGGGTAATGTTGGCGTGTTCCCGCTTACTATCAAGGACCTATTGGGCCAGACCCTTTTGACGGCTACCAATGCGTGGATTTCACAAGACCCCGCTATTGAAGAGGGGGACGAAACTACAAACCGCACATGGACTCTTCAGACGGGTCCGGCAGCTGTGGTTGTTGGAGGTAATTAATCATGCTCACCCCAGTTACAAAAACCTTTGGCAAGGTCCAGGTCACCTTTATTCCTCTGCCCCTCTTGGAGGCATCCGCTATTGACGCCCGTGTGGCGGCTTTAGTCTTGCCTTTGTTGGAACTTCTGGAAACCGCAGACCTATCTAAAATGGACATTAACCTCAAGGCCTTGGGCACCATTATGTCCCGGACCCTTGCGGGACTTTCTACCCAGGCCCAAACGGACCTCATTGTTGACTCCCTCCGGGGTTGCACCGTGGTGGTTCCAGGCAAGGCCCCGGCAGAAATTACCGATGCGGACAGCCTTAACAAGATTTTGGAAGGGGCTGGCCTTGATGTCCTCTACCAAATTTTGTTTGAGGCTTGGAGGTTCAACAAGTTGTCCCCTTTTGTCCTGGCGGCCCGTATTGGGTTGAAAACTCCGCCAATACCTTCATTCACGGAGCCGCAGGCAGAAGCAAAAACACCTGGACTAAAATTGGCAAGATAGGGGACTTGCGGCCCGACCTAGACGGGGAATGGCCTATTTGGCGACTCGTCCTGGAGGCCCACCAGCCATTATCTGAAGTACTGCGGTGGGACCTTGAGGATGTTCGCAAGGCCAACGCCTTACTGGATATGAGGGCCGCTCATTCCGCAGCCTTCAATGAATACAACACCCGGAACCTTGAAAAGGACATGGTAAAGAAAAATGGTCATTGAGGAACTTACAACCCGGCTTGGATTTCAGGTGGACCCGAACGGACTGGACAAGGGCAAAA